TCGTTTAGATATTTCATGGTTTGTTGGCCGTGCATACTATCTCCTTTGGTTAAATGCTTCTACTTATACTAATGCAAATATACTGTGTTTATCGCCCTAAATCAAGTGCTTGGGCCATTTAAAATAAAGCTAAGCGCAGAGGCCCACTCTTGCCAGGTCTCAAACGCCCCAGGGTCTGGGACAGGGTAGCTCTCAAACGTGGTGAGCTGGCCAATATTTTTGGCCACTAATTTCCAGTTATCCTCGGTGCTGTACATAATTGGCTCTTCACTAAAGTAATGCACGAAGCTGCCATTCCAATCCTCCCACGACATATACTCTGGGCTCATCGGAAAAAAGTTTTGAATGCTCATGGACGCTCGTCGCCATACTCTGCCGTGATAAGCAAACGGCCCATTTCAAAATTACCATCCAATACGTTGGACTCAAAGTTTAAACGCATCTGGCGGTGCTCTACACGCAGGTCAATCTTACCCGTGTCTGGATCAAAATAAAATGGTCCGGATATTTCTGTCTCCCCACGGGCAAACTTACGGCCTAAGACGGTCATCGACATTTCGCCGGACTGAACAAAGTCTGGCTCGATACGTCTTAGGTGCATGCGTCGATTTACGCCGGTGGCACTATCTTGTGATGGTATGCCACCAACCCAGCTAATGTCGCAAGTTGTAATGTTAGAAGTAATAGCAAACTCTTGGGTAAGTGTGATTGCGTTTGTACCAAACTCTTGTTGCCACAGCGGGTAACCACCCTCAATATAGTACACCAAATCATCGACAACAAGGGCCGGGTTAATCAAATCGGCCACCGTAATTAACGTCACGCCCTCAGGGTTAGTGGCCGTTATGGCACCCGTAATCATAAACTCACTGGTCAATACCTTGTATACCTCTGGGTTTTCTCCGTTTGATGTTGCCATGTAGTCGCCGGCCCCAAACGTAATACTTGCGTCACCATTTAAATAAAACTGGTCATTAGTTGGTGCCGGTTCGCTAGGTGGGTTGTCAATTACAGTAAACGACGGACTAAACGTGTTAATACTTTCCCATCCAGCCCAGATTGGTGTTGGGAATATCTCTGTTGTATACCCAGCAGATCTGCGTGAACCGGGAGCGCTTCCAGCGTCATACCAGATCTTGTCTTTGACGTTGTAGATAATTGCGTCGGTGCACTCGGTAGCGTCACCGCGGGGATAAAAGAACCAGATCTCATTATACCGGGGTACTTTAGTGGCCCATACCTTTTGGCGCTGTACGAAGTTGAGGTTGTCAAATAGCCAATTTACGTTTTTGTCATTTGGCAGTACAGAGACCGAACCATTGTATAGGTAAAAACGGTCGACACCCATCCAGTAAAATATACCATCCATTTCAACAAAGCACGAGGATGATAGGGTTGAGATCTGGCTAGAAATAATATCATAGCGCCAGTACAGCGGATCTTGTCCAGTAAACGAGACACGGATCAAACTATCGGTTGCCCAAAACATTCCAGATGGAGAGTTGGTACCACCGCGCACGGGTATGCCCTTAACCATTTTAGACGAGGCCATGTTGACCTGGTTAGACGTTGGGCCGTTCCAGTCGGTAATTGTCTGTTGGTTATATGTTGTTAAGTCTGTGTTTGTGTCGACGTGGTTGTTAGCAATAAAACCATCCGACCCATACACGAACGTATAAGGGTACAACACACACACGCCGCCATCTACCATTATTGGGCGATAGGTTGGATTTTGACCACCAGTATCTGCCAGACCACGGAAGTTCCATTCGTTCAGTGCGTCTGGTAGCAATCCGCCGAGCAATACCTGTGACTGGATGGCGTTGTCAATATTTGCTAAATTACGGCCGGGGTGTGCTAAAACTTGTAGTACTGCACCCGCGGGGGAGTATTGTAAGTCAAACTGCCACAATAGGAATGGGTCCGGTGTAAACGTTACATCATACAACGACACCGTTGTAGGTGTTCCCACAATACTTGCGGCGGTTACAGTTACTGTTGTATTTGGTGATGCGTACGTTGCGCTAATTACCGTCGTTGATGTAGTGGGATCATTATCAAAGATAACTTCCATGCCGGCGGGAAACGCTGCAGTTACATCGCCAGCAATTACAAAGGTGCCGGTTGTATTTGATACTAAAGTAAACGGCGAGTAGCCAGGTAAAATATTTACGGTGAGTGGACCACTACCAACACCAAACGTTGTGCCCGTTATAAATGCTTCTAAACCATTCTGGTTTCCAACAAAAAGGTAGTTAACGCCATTATATGAATTGGCTATTAGTCCCCTTGGTATGCCAGTAAACGTGGCAAACAACTGCCTGTAGCCACCCATTTTCTTTGGCACGCCACGTTGAAATCGGCACCACTGCCCGTCACTAAACTCACGCGACTCAAACGTTGTGCCGTCTCGTTTTATGCCTGGTTGTACGCCAAGCGTGTAGACCAGATTATACTGATCTGGTAGCTTGTTTTCTCCAGCCATTAGAACGTCCCGCCACCAATTAATCCCGCGTTAAATGTTGCCGGCGTCGATACCTGCGGGTCTAACACGTTAGTGTTATCAATTTCTAGCATTAGAGTTGAGTTTGCAGATAAACCTAAAACACCAACGCCCGCTAAATACATACCGGTATTGGTGTCACTAATAAATGAAAACGCGGGTCCTGCGGCGGTTCCGTTAGAAGCAAGAAATGATGATACGGTACTTTGGCTAATAATATATAAAAAGTTACCGTCGCTTAATACGATAGCAACGGATCCGTTAGTTAAATCAATCGGTGTCTGTACGCTTCCCGATACTTGAAAGGTAACATTATATGCAGTTTGTCCCGTGTTATTTGTTAAAATGTATAGCTGTGTTGTCGCCGGTAATGTAACGGCTAAGTTAGCGGACCTAGTGCTAGACAACGCAATATACGTTTGAATAATTGGCGCAAATGACACCAAACTAAACGTATTGGGGAGGATCGCATCTACGTCGTACGTTGCCGAGGTAAATGTTACGTTAGATGGGATAGCTAATCCTACCGTAAAAAAATTATTAGTGGATTGTTGAAACACAATAAAACCGGACTCGCCGGGGTTTACATCCAAGCTAGGGCCGTTGTTAATTGTAGACGTACCCTGGGTGGCAAATGTTAGTGTACCGGTACCAGCATTTCTAAACGCAATAAACCAACCGGCGGTTAAACTTGCGGCGGTTGGTAGTGTGGCGGTATTGTTTCCCGAAACCCAAAGAAATGTACTGGCGCGACTAGTGTCGTTAATAGTGGGTGGCGAAGATACCTCGATAATATTTTGGGTAACGTTTAACTTGCCTGCCAGTGCAACTAAACCAGAGCCATCTAGTGATGCGGCATCCGCAGATGATGTGCCAGTGCCGAACGTAACATTTTGCCATATGCCGGCGGTGGTGGTATTGTCCGATAAATAAAAATATTTTGATTCGCCCGGAGCTACAGATACCGACCCGGTGCCATCAAAATCTTCTACGGTAAAGGCAACCGCACCAAAGTTACGAAGCAATATGTCCGTTCCGGTTGTGCCCTGGTTTGCTGCAGGTAATGAGATTACTAAACTAGCGACAGATGGCGTGGCGTCGATAATACGCGCGGCGGGGACTTGTTGTGGGTTAACAACCGCAGGCCAGAAGAGTTGTACATTAGCGCTAAAGTTAAGCTCGTAGTACGATACGTCCGTTGGTTGTACAACTGTTCCGGTAAACGGTGATGTATAGATTGGCATATGTTATGGTTCCTGGACCGTAGTATTTCTGTCGATACGACGTGAGTTGTCTTCTTTTTTAAGCGCCGCAAGTGACTCTGTGTAGTATTGCTTCCAGACAGGTATTTTGTCTAAGGCCTTTAAATAGCCCTGGGCTTGCAATAAAGTTCCAAACAACATTGCCTGCGGGCACTCGCGCGTGAACAGGTTAGTCTGGTTGCTGTCATCAAGCGGTTGAATTAGGCTGTAATAAATGATCTCAACCGGGTATTCTTGATCTGGTTTTGGCGCAAAGTTCCAGTTGTTGTAGTCATACTCGCCGTAATACTTTGGCTGCCCATTAGCGGATTCAGACTGATACTGCGCAATGTAATCCTGTGAGCGCAACAAAACGGGAGCGCCGTTTACTTTCATTGACACAGTTTTACGCCAACGCGCTGGTTTATTTAAAACATCCTGGTCTGTTGCAAGACTAGTTTCAACCACTGTTAGCTGTAATAGTGTTTTTAACTCCGCCGCAATAGCTGCCTCGGCCAATCCAATTAAGCTGGGGATCTGTGCAACAAACCCGGCGTCGTCACGTTCCATGTAACGCTGGACGTCCTCTACCAGGTTGGTGTAGGTCATTACGTATGCGCCGCTCATCGTGTATAGTAGCTATAGTTAGGTTGGAAGTAAATTGGCGACTTGTCGCGCTCTTCTTGTGCCGCGTCGTATTCTAGTTTAGTGGCCTGCGCCTCTAAGTACTGCACACGGGCCAAGTCAATCTGTGGTAACTGCATCGCCAGTTTGTGTGATAGTGTGGCCTGGATCGAACCAATCCAACGGTTTGGCAGGTATAATTCATTTGTTAACGAGCCAACGTCTGGCATCTGTGTCTCAACAATTAACTGGAACACCTGGTAGTTATTGTTTGGCACTGGCCACAGGTACATGCGCGGTTCAACTAGACGGTCAAACCAAAACTGCAACGTGCGCTGGCTGGGGAATTGTTTGTTTGGGAGGCTCCAGTAGTCATTACGGTTTAGTCTGGCCATGGGAATGACTTGCTGGCTTTGCGCAAACTGGATGGCACGCAACGAGAATGTTGCGGCTGCATTTCGGTTCTTTAATCTAAAGTAATAAAATGGTTGGGTGGCGTTAATGCTAAAGTATGCCCACTCACGATCAGCCAATGTAGTGGACGGGAACGATTCCCACACCGTCCAGTTTGTTCCATCGTTACTGACCTCAAAGTCTAAAGTATAAGTTGCCGTTGTGCCTGGGGAGTACCCATTGAATCCAACATAAAACAATCTTGTTTGGCCGCTGTACGCTGCACCAAAGAAGTTATTTTGTAATGTTGTGGTTGCAAAAAGATCTAGTGTGTCGTTTGCGTCTTGATCAAACAGGTTAACCACGTTTGGGTTTGACGTTGGCAGTAAGCCGCTGTACGATGGGTTGGTGATGTACACCCAGTTTGCCTCGCGCACGTCAATCGTGCTCTCTGGCAACGAAACCCACTGCGCGTTTGTTGGCGCGCCAATGACTTTGTTTTCTAAGAGCCAAAGGTTAACGCCACGATTAGACAGATTTTGAAGTAAATAGTAAAGCGCCTGTTTGCCAGCGTCGATATACTCGGGCGTGATCTCTTCTGCCGTCTTACCAGCATCACGATATGCGTACGAGATCAACTGGTCTACGTTGATCTTGGTCTGGTTAGTTGTACCAGAGTATGACATAAATTAACGTCCTCTGCCGGATGCGCGTTTAATTACTTGTTGTGGGAGGTTTGGTTTTGCTTTGCCGGCCTTAATAAACTCTTTGCCAACCTTCTTAGGAATGCCAATGGTTGACTTACCAGCCGCGGCGGCGTACATCGCCTTCTGTTGCTGTTTAGACTCTATTGGCATGCCTTGCCGCCTTCTTTTTTACCAGTTAGCTTACGGTACTTTGCCTCGTAGCTAGATGGGTCTTTTTCAGCAATTCTTTTTTCTTGCTCGGCGGCTGCCTTGTTTTGCTCTGGAGTACCCATTACATTCTCGTATGCTTTTTTACCGACGGCTTTAATATTGTCTACAATACCACCGTCAGCATACTTTTTTACTTTACCGCCTTTTTTATAAGGGTCTTCGCTAGAATTACGAGCACGATTTGCAATTAATCCTGGAATATCTACGCCACGTTCTTTTAATCTATTAGCGGCTATTGCGGGACTAATACCTCTTACCTTACTGTATGTAGTATTTTCTCCAGGTCTCATATACAGATTTTCTTTTACTTCCTCAATATCAGATCTGCCACCTACATTCATCTTTTTTACTTCACCGCCTTTTTTAGCGTAGCCCATTTTGTTGCGTACGTTGGTTGGGAGTTTGGCTAGGCCAGGGTTCTCTTCTGTGTCGACAGATTTTAATGAGCCACCCTCAGCACACTTTTTTGAGGAACCACCCTTCTTCATCATTGGGGGAGGTGTCATGCCCATATCTGGGCTCATTGCTGGTGCTAGCTCAGCAATGTTTGACATCGCTGGTTTAGTAGCTGCTTTTGACGGCGCCTTGGCTTTTTTGGTTTTTCCGCCGGCTTTGTAGCGACCTACGCAGCCGCCTTCTTTTTTCATGCGACCGCCGTCTTTTAGCTTGGACAGGTTAGTCTTCTCACCTTTGTGTTGTTGCTCGTCGTGAATTTTAACTGCCTTCTTCACTACCTTTTTGTCTTGTGCGATGTCTTCGCTCATCTCTGATTTTTCAGAGTGGCGTGACTTATACTTAACAGCGCCGCCTTCTTTAAAGCACTGCATCTTTGGTGATGATTTAAAGCCGTCCATGTTGGTTCCTTCGGGTTAATGGTTCTATATCTACTAATGCAAAATTAAGGGTAATTACGCCCCGGCTAAAAATAACGATTTTTCTATTTGTCTACGTTTTTTAAGGACCGGCGGGTTGCTCCAATTAAGAAACGCTTCTCCTGCCTTGTGCACGTTGCCGTCGTTAAGGTGCTTAACAACCTCAGAGCGGGCCATGTTGTCTGGTCCAATGTTATGGCACAGGCTCATCAAGGCGTCAATCTGGTGCCGTTTGGGAATGCTGTTTAAAGCCGATTCTAGGGCCGTAGAGCACTTTTCTAGGTCCCGGTGTAGGATACCTATCACCTCGGCCTCAGAAAGCTCCCTATGGAGCAAATGAGCGTCCCTTTGGCGTATTAGGTGGCCAATGCCGGTTGTCCACTTGCCGCCGTAGTCTTGGTAGGCGCGGTAGCGTTTTCCCTCAAAGTGTTCAATTAATTCAACGGTTGAGTCCACAACCCACTGAAATGGGGTGTGGGCCACGGCCCATTTAGCTAGGGGGTCGTGAAAACACACGCCCCAGACAAGCGCAATCGCGCAGGCGTACACCGCCAGGTGATGTCGTAACATAGAGTCTCCTCGTTAGTTTGCTATATACTAATGCAAATTTATGCTAAGAAAAGGCTCTCGTGCCTGTTTTGTCGATAATAAGCGCCTGCTTACGGGGCGCGGTGTCTTTAGTGTTTGGGACGCTGGCGTGTGTCCAGGATCCAAACTCTTCAATAATCTGGTCAAATGGTATTCCTCCATCAATGCAGGCTTGGACCACCTCTTTGGGTGTCATGCCGGGGACTCTGATATCGGCGGCACAACCTAGCCTATGCTGGCTAGTGTCCTTGCTACCGACAGAGTCGTTGACTGGTTTAGAACGAAACGCTGAGTTTACAAGGATCGGCTTGTTAAGTAGCGATCTGACTTGTTCTAGTAACTCTGCGGTGCGTACTAGGTTAGCCGTCTCGGTGGCGTTGGGCGTGTTGTCTAGCCCTTTGCGTTGTGCCACCTCAGATGCGGTTAGTTCTTCTAGTGTAAAGTTAGGGCTTAGGTTCATTCTTTTTACTCCGAATCTCGGTTATTTTCTCCAGGCTACGTGACCCAAAATACGCCCCGAAGACGAGCATGCCCCAGTTACCTAATAGGGTAACGTAGCTCTCGTTTGCATTGAGTCCGAAGGCGGACATCATTGCAAATACAAAGTAGCCGCCAAGGATCGCTATGAGCGCCATGGGGCGAATATTTTTAGATAGCCAAGAGTCAGACGACATGTCAGACTTCCAACGCTCTGAGATGTTGTTCTGCTCGTTCATGTCAGCTTGAAGGTCAGCAAGTTTACCTTCTTGTTGCATCTTGAGAAGTTCTTGCTGTGCCTTGGCCTTAGCCTCCGGGTCTGGTATAAACTTGTCAAGGATTTTCATCCCGACGTCAACGATGGCGGTTAGTGGGAACATTATTTCTTACCCCTTATAGCCCCATGTAACGTACCAGGCAATGAGCGCAGCGACGAGAAAACAGTAGAGCTGAACTTTACGAATTTCGTGTAGGTCTTTGTTAAACAACTTTTCATTTTCTTTTTTCTCCTTTAAGAGACGCGCTTTGATGACCTGTATGTCATCCCACGCCTTGGGGCCATAGTTTCTAATTACCTCGGCCTTCATTTTTTGCTCGAGGCTCTTGACTTCCTCGATAATCTTAAACTCGTCAAACGCCTTTAGTATGGTCTGGTCGACGTTAAACTTTTGTGCTTTGGCGCGCTCTTTGGCGCGTTCTTGGGCTAGGTCGGTTGCTTCTTTTTGTACGTTAGCGATGCTGGTAGATAGCTCCTTGCTGACCCCTCTGGCGGAGTCAAGGGCACTACCAAGAGATTTTGCTCCTTCTAAAAAGCCAAATGGTTCTGACATTATTCATTTTTATTAGTTTAGTTTTACGAGTAATGCAATCATGGTTGCTATAATAAACCCTACCGATCCCACTAGGATTTGTTCGATGCGTTTTAGTCGTGCGTTAATGCCGGCGTATCGCTCGGCACAGACCGCC